TGGATCAGTAACAATGGTTGCCCATGATGCACTTGTTCCATTGGTTGTTAAGTATTTACCAGAGTTACCAGTCTGGGAAGGAAGGGCATCTACTGTTGACCAAGCGAGTCCACTAGCCGTTGTTGAATCAGCCTTGAGATACTGCCCATTAGTTCCAACGGCAACTCGAACTGCTGTATCAGCAGCAGAAGCTGCAATCAGATCACCCTTAGCATCAAAGATTGTTGCTTGGATTGCAGTAGCAGCGGCGGCTGCTGAGTTTGCAGCAGAAGTAGCAGATGTGGCTGCTGACGATGCTGAAGTGGCAGCCGATGATGCAGAGGTACTTGCACTAGAAGCTGATGTTGCAGCAGATGATGCTGAAGTAGAAGCCGAGGAAGCACTTGTTGCAGCCGATGTTGCAGATGTCGCTGCACTAGCAGCGGATGTAGATGCATTGGATGCAATCGTTGCTATATTGATATAGGTAGTTGTAGTCGTATCAGACTCAGTAATGGTTCCCATATCACGGACAATGCCAGCACCAGTTAAACCTGTAATCGAGGTATAACTATTGGCTGCTGAAGTAGCAGAGGTAGCCGCAGATGAAGCCGATGTAGCGGCAGACGATGCTGAAGTCGAAGCAGATGATGCACTTGTTGCTGCTGCTGTCGCAGAGGATGCAGCGGCTGTAGCAGAGTTAGCGGCTGATGTAGCCGAGGTTGCTGCTGAAGCAGTCGATCCATAGAGTGTGTCAATATAAGATTTGTTTACAGCATCGGTAGATGCAGTAGGACTTGCAAGATCGGTAATCTTGTTATTACCCATTGACAAGGCACCGGTCATTGAATCGCCAGCCTTGGCAACCTTGGTAGCAATACTGTTTGTTACTGTGGTTGAGAAGCTTGCATCATCATTGATTGCGGCAGCAAGTTCATTGAGGGTATCTAAAGCACCCGGAGCTGCATCGACAAGGTTAGATACTTGAGTATCTACATAAGCCTTAGTTGCAGCATCTGTATTAGCAGAAGGTGTACCAAGACCAGTTACCTTATAGCCACCAGCAGCAAGATCTGTTCCAAGAGTTGCACTAGATAGAGTCTTAGATGTCAGGGTAGATGCAACACCATCAAGGGTTACAGTACCTGTGGCATTAGGAAGAGTGATTGTTCGATCTGCCGTTGGATCGACAACAGTAAGCGTTGTCTCAAAAGCATCGGCTGTTGCACCTTCGAATACGATTCCTGACCCAAGGATTTCTGGAGAGGTTAACTTCTTGTTTGTAAGGGTCTGTGAATCTGTATCGCCTACAACATTGCCAGTAACACCATGGACTCCAGCAGTTGTTGGTGTTCCAGAAGAACCAATGTGGGCAGAGAACTCATTGAAGTCACGACCAGAGATGATGTGACGAACTGTTGCACCAGCAGAGTGGGCAACAGCAGAGGTACCATCTTCACCACGAGTGACATTGAGGGTCGTTCCACCACCAGAGGAACCAACGGTGATGATTTCTTCCTTGTTGGTATCTGGATCGATAACCAAAGAGTAAGGATAGTTAGTTGGGAAGCCAGTCGTTAGATCCAAGGTAATCGATGTAACAACACCATCGATTGAGGATGATAGCGAGGCTTGCTTTGCCGTGGAGGCGTAGTATCGTGTTTGTGCCATTCGTTACCTCTTATAGTGGAGTCGGGGAGGATAAAGATCTCTTAGTCCTGCCGCTTCTTGCTGGAGTCTTTGTGTATACAGACCCAAGTAGAAACGAGCAGTAGATGATCCAACGCCTACAGGCTTGGATTGGTCGAGCATATCTGCTTCGACAGATTGTGCATTGACTCGTGCAGCATCGACATTCATAAGTAGTCGAGCTATTGCACCGTATGTAATACAGTCAACTGCACTTGATGGGAAACCAGTAGCAGTCTCAAAGACATCGCTATCTGATGAAAGAGTAGATGGAGCCTTGGCGTAAACAACCTGAACAGTACGACCCGGATCAATAGAGTCAAAGATATTGATGGTCTTGCCATTAACAAACTCAGTTGTATTGGCTACTTTGTCGAAATCATAACGCCGAACATTGAGCCATTCTTTAGTCGATCCAATGGTCTGCCACTTAACATCAAGAATATATTCAGCAGTTGCTGGCATTGAGTATGTGGTAACAGCAGAGTTGAAAGAAAATGTATGAGTTCCTACTCCGAAGAGTTCTGGATAGGAAGCCTGAATAGTGTCGTTGATTGACTGCTTAATCAATGCTCGTGGATACATAGGAGCAATAACCACCTTGGCACTATTAGCAGCAGAAGCTGCTGTGGTGCCACGGAATCCTCTACCCCATGGGGCAACGGTTACCGTCTTAGTTAGGTTATCAACTTTATCCACATAGATAAGTTCATCGCCAATCTCAATAAGACCACGACCCATCTGGTTAGTTTCATTCACAATGAATGTAGTTGCAGATGATGTGATTCCAGCAGCCTGATTGATCCATGTGGCAGTCTCTTGTGCTGCTGCACCGCTTTGGATATTGAAGGCAACCTTGTCAATGAGTTGTCCAAAAGTTGTTGACATTATGACGACCTTGCTCTTAGGGCAGCAGCAGGAGCCTTGTCGGTTGTGCTACCTAGTTGATTACATACACCACGAAGATCTTTGTAGTTAGGTCTGGTGTTACCAGCCTTGACATTCAAGGCACCAACGACATCCAGACCAGTAGTGCCAGCCCAAGTGTTAGCAGCCAATGCATCATCTACATAATCTTGTAACGCTGGATAGGTACCACCATTGGCTAGACGATTAAGTTCTGCCGTAAATGTACTACCGTTAGTGCCTGTCGCCATTACTTACTTCCTCTCGATACTGCTGCATTGTCTACAAGGTTTGGATACTTGCGACCAGCAGCCTTGGCACGAGCCTTAGCCTTTGCCTTTTGGGCAGGAGTTAGTTTGGTTGATTTCTTCTTTGGGTTCTTCTTATCCCAGAATGCTTTCTTCTTCACCACTTCACCTTATCTGCCCAATAGGCGGCTGACATCTTGCCCTTAGCAATGTTCTTTGCATGACGAGCCTTAAACGACTTCTGTCGTTTAGTTGGCTGTCGATCTCCTGTTACACCTTGCTGACCAAATCTGATTGTCTTTACCTTTGATCCTTCTTTGGCTACGACAACATGAGACTTGGTTGGGTGAGAAGGAGTTCTCTTTGGTTTGTTATAGCCAGATACTCCAGCCCTTTTAAGTCTGGGATCAGCCTTACTTCTTTTTTCCGCCACGCTTCTTACCCTTCTTAGACATTCCTGCCTCGGATAATGCAATGGCAATGGCTTGCTTACGGCTCTTAACTACAGGGCCTTTCTTGCCAGAGTGAAGGGTTCCAGATTTGAACTCCTTCATAACCTTCTTAACTTTGGCTGGCTTCTTCATTACTTCTTCTTTCCGGCTTTCTTCTTGCCTTTCTTGCCGTACTCCATCATGCGTTCTTTCTTGCCTTCAGACTTTTCGTGCTTCATCTTTGCAGACTTAGACTTGTACTTTTCGCCTTTTGCTGACATCTGTCTTTCCTCTCTGTGTGATGATCTTTGTCTTCCCACCTGTATTGATATCAAATGAGGCGGAAATCTCTATAGCCTTGCGAGCTTCTGTAACCGCAAGTTTTGTATTCGTTGGGGAAAGTGTTGCTCTAGCCAATGATCCCAATGCATAAGATCCACCGGATCCAACTGCATAGATTCCTCGATCATCTCGACACCACGAGAAGTCATTGTCTATCTGATATATCTTGCCTCGAAGGCAGATGAGGGCATCGAATCCTGCATCCTCATTTGGCATACCATCTTCCTTCTTTGGAGAAGGATCGTAGCCATAGTCAGTATAAGCCTGACGAAGCGATGGCAGAAGGTCTGTCATCATAAACTTATCTAGGTTAACTACCTTTGGTAGTTTCGGTGGGATCCAACAGAAGTTGGCAATATCCCCGGCGATAGCATCGCCAGCAAAGGCAAAGACATACTCGCCTTTTTCTATAACCTTATCCATTCCAGTAGCTGCAAACTTCTGGCTACCTGCAACCATCAATGAATCCGCTGCTATAAGGCCCCAGCCTTTGCCTTGGATTCCCACGATGGTTGTCATTGTTAGTCCTTAAAACTATTAGTGTTGGCATCGAAGGCTTTGCCAGCCATATTCGATAACTCAACAGCACCTCTGATATCTGCCATGTTCGTTGTTGCTGGTTCAATGCCTTGGTCAATCGCTGACTTATAGGCGTTGAGTTCATTATCCCAAGCCTTCTGAGACATTACTCGTTTGCTATTAGCATCACCTGTACTGATCTGTAACCCAGATGCCTTTAGGCATTCTCCCCAGTTAGCATGATCCTGAGTCGGGCAACCTGTCCTACACGGCATTATGACCTCAATACTAGAAATCCACTATGTGCTTCATCCGATGCTGCATCGGCTTCTGCTTGAGTCTTTATTGTATAACCAAGTCCTACTAAAACATCCTTAACCGCTTCGCTAACGATGTGGCTTCTTCCGCCGAGGAACACATAATCGTATGAATCCAGTTCATCTTCTGTTACTGCTCGAGATGTAGTGACTGTGGATCCATCAATCAATACTGCTACACCTCTTGGAGATACGACTCTTCTCCACCACTTGTCTCGTAGTGAAAAACCTTCCATCACTTGCGGTGGGTAAAAGGTATAAGTAGCCATTTCTCTCCTTTGTAGAGAGGGGGTGAGTTACCCCACCCCCTCAACTATTTAGCTCAGATTAAAGAGCAGATGCACCGGTCTCGAGACGGCAAACTGCTGCATCACGGAAGATGCCCCAGCCACCGAAATACTTCCAGCCGAGTGCTGACTTGCGGCGAAGGATGTCGATCTGAGGTGCAATGACGGTTTGTACATCATAGACATTAGCCTCAAGAAGAGCTTCCTTACCAACTGCAACAGCCTTGTAAACGGTTGCAGATGATGCACCTTCAGCAGCAGAAGGAACACGAGTTGTCTGAACAACTTGGAATCCTTCAAGAACACCGATGGTGCCAGTCAATAGGTTGCCAACATTCTCAGTTGTGTACTTGTGAATGTCAACGAATCCGCCTGAGCCAGTTTCTGCACGAAGATCGAAAGCCTGACGAGGGTGGATGAACAAGGTGTAGAGATCGCCAATGCGAGGCTGTGCATTTGCCTCAAGAAGGGCGGTCTGTGCCTTACGAAGCATTGTTGTTGAAAGAACATCAGATGCTGTAAGTGTACCTGTTGAGGTACGGCTTCCGCCGTACTTAACTACAGTTCCACCTGTAAGGGCGGTAGCGACAAGCTTGTCGAGAGTATCGGCAGCGTTGTATGCAATAGCATCACCGATCATTGTGTCAATGTCAGAGAATGCTGCAAGGTTTACCTTCTCAGTTTGCTCAACTGCATTACCGTATTCGGTAACAGTTACAGTAACTTGAGTTGGGTTACCCAATGCAACTGGTGTTACATCGGATGTTTCAGTCAATGCTGTGGTAGCAGCAGTCAAGTTGTCGTAAACGGCAAACTTGAGAGTGGTACCCGGGTTGGTCATTGAAACTGGGCGTAGGTCTGCGACCGAACGCATGACAGGAAGTGAACGGAGTGCTGCTCGTACATATGTGTCATACGCATTTACGACCAAGTTACCAAGACCTGAGATTTGTGTAGTTGCCATTAGGCACTACCTCCTGTTTTCTTGGTTAGTAGCCCTGCTTACCAAGATCTGCAAAGAGCTGCTTGAGGGCATCTGGCCCTTTAGCGGCTGCTTCTTCCATTTGGGCTTGAATCAACCTTTCTCTGTCGGCTGTGAGACCGGCATCCATGGTTGCTTGAGCCTTCATGTAGTTATCTTTGAAACCTTCTGGCAAGTTAGAGCTTGCTTGATTGGATTGCTGGGTACTGAATCCGAAGACATCTCCGTTTTCAGCAAGCCAGTTTGACAACGATTCCTCCGTGAGGTCGATGTCCTGTGGAATGAATGCCGCTACTTTCGGATTCACTCCTCGAGATGTGAGGGTTTCTTTGATGGTTCGTTCTCGTTTTTCTTTACGCAGTTCGGCAAGCTCTTGCTGAATCTCTTTCAGTTGCTTGTCTTTTTGCTTATTAGCCTTGCGTAGTTGAGAGAATGCATCATTCGAATCTAGTTCGAAATCTTCCTCATCGTCTTCGTAATTGGACATTTGTCCTTACTCCCTTTTTCTGTGTTTGTCGCTGGCCTCAAATAGATCGGGGAATCTACTTGGCTCCAACTTCCGGGCTGATACTCACCTCAAGTTCCGGCTTTCAAGAGATGGAGTGGGTGTTCAGGACTCGAACCTGTATGTCTGCCAGTCACCCGATTTACTAAACTGGTCTTTGTCTTAATGCTCTCTGACCAACACCTGTCGATCCAGAGAACTGTGCAAGGTTTGTAGCCTTGAGACGATTCATCACTTCGGTGGATGCAACATCTGCACCGAACTCAGCAGCGATTGCTTCTTTGGCTCCGAAGTTCTCGCCATAAATCTCAGCAAGATTTCCATAGGTCTGGAGGTTCTTTGCTACCTGTGAGAACTTCTGGCGTTGTGTTCCATAGGTAAGTGATCCAGAACCATATTGCTGTGCAATATCTGCCTGTTCACTTGTTAGACCCTCAAGAAGAGCTGCTGCTGTATTGAGGTTCTTACCAGCAATACCTTCAAGGATTGACTGACCTCTTGCTGGATCGATGGCATATGCAGTAATCATGTCATCGTTAATACCGAAGAGAGTCTTGAGTTGTCCTCGGATTCCCGGATCTGTTGTCTGTACGAAGTCTCGGTATGCTTGGAATACATTCGCTACATCTACTGCCGTGTAGTTGTTCTTTAGGAATGTCTGGAAATCTGTTGTCTGATCGTAGAAACCCTTTGGTGCATTGTATTGGGTAAGTACCTTTTGGTACTCATCTTCCATACCAACGATGGTCTTCTCATCCAATGCTCGATATCCAGCAGCGAGACGAGCCTCATTGACCTTACCGAATCTCTCATAGTAAGGGGCTGTCTGGATTAACTGTAAGTAGAAACCTTCTGAGGTTGTAGGGATTTCATCGAACTTCTTACCACTTCGATCTACACCTTCACCTTTGAAAATCTGTGAAATAACAGTACCAAACTCTGGAACACCCATCTGGGTAAATCGTTCTGTAATGATGTCATATGCAGACTTGCGTTCTTTAGCAAGTTGGTCAAGGCGAGCTTTCTCGGCTGCTGCCTGTTGGGCAGCAAGTTGTTGCTGGAACTGTGAAGTTGCCTTCTGAATAGCGGCATCGATTGCAGCTTGCACTTGCTCTGGGGTCATTCCTGTATTTGTTTCAGGATCAGGGAATGGGCCTTCTTCTGTTCTTACACCATTTTCAAAATAAATGTCATAACGAACTCGGTTTGCACCAGTACCTTGATAACGAGATCCACCAAATACTCGACCACCAGCAGTTGATGTTGTGGTAGCAGTATTAGTTGCGGTAGAAGTTGCTGTAGATGTGGCTGTTGAAGTTGCTGTAGCTGTAGCAGTTGCTGCTGAAGTGACAGTTGGGGTTCCAGTAGCCGTGGCAGTTGCAGTACCAGTGCCAAGGATTTTCTTTTCAGCATCGGTTAGTGTCTGACCTGATGTCAGTTTTCGTAGAGC